TCACGCTGAGATCCAACGGGCGCCAAAGTCAGGAGAGAACTTCGAGATGACAGCGGTATTGAGCGAGCCGCCTGAATCCTGGAAGGCGAGCAACTCGACGTAGTCAGTGACTGCTGCAGCTCGAATCTCAGTGTAGACGCTGATGATCGTCTCTACCGAGCCAGCGCTGGCGGCGGCGACGAGGCCGGCGCCATAACGGTCCGCGATATTCCCGTTCATTTGGATCTGTATTGACCGCGAACCAGTTGCGTGGAAAGCAAAGCCGACGTTTGCAAACACGGCCCAGAGTCCGACACGGTTTAGGGTCAAGCGGGAGTTGTTGGTTGAAGTGTCGTGGATGGAATTATTATCCCAGCGCTCGGAGTTGAAGTTGAGAGCGGTGAGGTTCGCATTCGCAAGCGACTGCGTGGTGCTGTGGAAAACGCGAGCGTGTGGAGGTGCGGCTGTCACTCCGGTGGTTGGGGTAATCTCGGGGCTGAAGGCGTAGACGTGGGTGCCATCGTGCCAGACCGCGCGACAGTAGCCGCTATTGATGTCCACGCCAGTAGACCCGCCGGCGCTCGTTTTAATCGTGAGCTTGAAGTTTCCGGAACTGGCGTTCCAGATAATAAAAACCCGGTTGCGATACTTGTCGGCGGTGGTCGTGTCGATGGTGATTACCCGCGCGGCCGTCAGAGTTGTGGTGAACTTCAACGCAAGAGTGCGCGACTCTCGGGCTCCATCTATATCGCGGATAGTGTAAGCAGCGTCGCCCTGGGCAATGGCGAGGTAGCCGGCGAGGGCACGATTGAGCATCTCGGAATTGTCGGACCAGGGCGTCCAGATTTCATCCGTGTAGCGATCGGGTTTCTTGAGGCCGAGTTGATCTGTAAGAGTAATTGCCATATTGCGTTTCGGAGGTTAAGTGGTTTGTCGCCGGATTATTTGGGGACTCAAAATGTTTCGAGTTCTAAACAAGCGCACTGGCCGGAATGCCCGGGCCCACAAGGGACGAATATTGCGTGACGGTTATTTCCAAATCGCCCAAGGGAACGGGCCCGCCGAAGTGAGCAGTCTGCAGATCGACTGGGTAGACGCACTGCGGCCGGCCAATGCCGGCAATCGCATCGGTGACTGTAGCGATGTTTGTGTCCGGAGGCGGTATCAAATACTCGATCGCGAGCGGGCCGATTTCAGACGGCCGCTTGCCGCTGCGATAGGCGACAACGCTGCCGTCGTTGACATACTGCTCATAGACCAACAGCTCCCCATTTAAGATTTGAAAGCGAGGCCGCATCGGATAACCATTGTCCGGGTCCAGGGTGGGGTCCAGAGTGGGAGAGCTGTATTTCGTGACAAAACCGCTTGTCGGGTCCCACTCCTGCACGATAAAGGCATTCGGCGGCGCCGAGTAAGCAAAGAGAATCTGCCACCAGGTGGTCTCATAGTCACCGCTGCAAATCTTCAGAACGCCGATACCGGCCGCGTCAGCATGAGAGTCCACCGTCGCCTCGAAAAAACTGTTGTAAGGATCGAGACGAATGTCGCTGCGGTAGCGAACCTCATCCGGGAAAAATTCCGGATCCAGAATTTGAACTCTGTGCCAGGGCACCGGCGCGCCTGTCGGGTTGCGAACCCAGATTTCGTGTTTGAGAGTTGCGCCGTCGAATATCGCAACGCGGTACAGCTCTTCTTCGTCGAGAAGCGGAACGCCAAGGATAGGCAGGATCACGCCCGCCTGGCGCGCCCGGCGAACCCATTCTATGAAGCGGTTGCCGGCAGTGTCGTTATATCCGCGAATGTTGGTTGGACTGAGGTGCTTCTTACTGTAGCCCTCGAATGTGAATGGAACAATCGCAGCATTAGCCTGCGCCTGGCCAACTGAGATTGCTTTGAAGTTTCGCGCGCGGCGCAACTCGGCCGGATCCTCTCTGCGAAACTTCACTGCATCATTCAGCAACACGACCGTAGCGCCGGAGTCTGCCCCAGCTCGCGCCGCCGTCTCGGTGCCGTTCAATCCACGTAATAGATTAGTGAGTAGATACCTGGCCACGTAAGGCGCGGTTGCGGCTTGGGGCGTTACGGTGGCAAAGCGCAGGACTTCGGCCGTGGCGCCGGATCCGCGGACCATCTCATTTACCGGCCGGGATAGCATCTCATCTTCCGTAATCGAGGCGATCACGCCGTCGTCATGCAGCAGATCGATGACGAGCTGAGTAGTGCGGTCAATTGAAAGCGTGTCGGTAATAGGAGCCAACGCGTTGGTCAATACTCCCATGGTTGCCGCGCGATCGAATCCGGTGATGCGATCGTATTGCCCAGTCAGTTCCTCTTTGAAGAGATGCGCGCCCTGCCATTTGCCGGTTAGTGTTTCGGCCTGGCCGCGCGGGCAGACCGCAACGTAATAACCGAGGGCGTCATCTTCGAGGCGAAGCGGTGGCAGATCCATGAGCGCAAGAAACGTATTTGGCGGAAAGGCCACTGCCGGCGACTCGCTACCAGTACCGACTGCCCCAACTCCGGTCTGGGTGGAGAGCGCCGCCTTCTCCGGAATAGCCCTCCACTTAATCATCCCGTTAAAGCCCGCCTGCTTCCCGACAAGGCGCGCGCGCCAGGTGCGGTCGCTCAGCACGAGTGTGCCAACGTCCGTTGGGGTCAGATAACGAAACTCCGGGCCAGTCACAAATCCCAAAGGCTTGCCTTTAAGAACATTTTCATAGACCAGGCGTTTGGCGACCGCATGGGCAGTATCTTTATCGCTGACAATCGGAAAGGTATAAGTAGCCGGGTCGACTGAATTGCCAACCTCGCGCGTGTAGTGTTGGGTTCCGCCGTGAAACTCTTTTGAGGCGGCAACGTCAAGATAGAGAACGTCGGCCGAAACAGGAATATCGGTCCCCTCGACGTGGTCAACCGTGACGGCCGCCTGGGGACGCTCCTCGCCCTCCTCATGCGCCGTCATCTTGTTTTCCGGAATCGAGAAGGATGAGGCGCCGCCGCGCGGGACTGCGACAACCTTGCCGCCAATAGGTACGACGTCGAAATTAAACCATGCCTGCAGCGAATCGACATAATCACTCAGCGGCGCCCGGCGATCGACAATAAAGCCTTCGATAATCGGAATCCCGTCGAGCGCTGAGAAGTCGAATTCTTCAGGAAGGCTGCCGCGGTCAAGATACATGTCGGCCATGCAAGCGCCGAGGTCCTGGATATCCGGCTCGATCTCGAAAGTGAAATTGCTGAGCCGAGGTCCCTTGAGCGAGTACTGATCTGCCACCATGTATGCAACGCCACGATGCGCGGAAGTGGCGCCGGCGCCGTGAATGGCGACCAGTGCCGGCGACTGCAGCTGAGTCTCAGTGCCGAGGTAAAGTTCGAACGGCGACTGCCCACCGTTGGCAAAGGTCCCGGTCACTTCGCCGCGGGGATTTCGGGCAGGAGCGAAATTGTAGTAGCGCCCCGGACTGTCGAGGTCTGAAGGATAGGGATCCGTTGGATGGATAACGCCGGTGACGTCGTCAATCAGATCGGGAAACGCAAAAATCTGGTCAATCGAAAGTGTCGAGGCCGTGCCGTTGGTGATCTTCACCGTGTTGTTTCCGAGATTCATGGAAACAGCCAATGAGTATTCGCCTAAAGCTCCTGAGGTTGACGGCAAGGTAACCGGGTGGTCAGTCGAGTTGACGCGGACCGTTGCCGAAATGCTGGCGTTGGCCTGGTAATAGATAACGAGGCTCACTGTGCCGACGACTGCGATCGGCACCGTGTTCCACTGGACCGAGCCGGTGTTCGGCAGGTTTACTTTCCGACCGCCGGCGCACGTGGCATCCACCGCAACCGCGGCGCCGCCGGCGAGAGTATTCCCCGATCTTTCTGCAGGGAGGTAGCTGGCCGGCATGTTGAAGACAACTTCGTCGTCTTCCTTGATCTGCAGAAAGGATCTGATTGGTCCCTGGCAGACAGCAATGGCGAAGGTTTTCTTATAACTGAAATTATTAGTTGTCGGTTCGGCAGGTCGCCCGCCGCCGGCCTTTCCTCCGGAGCGTCCCGGCGTGGTCGATTTGATTTCTCTGGTGCGCGAGCCGTCGATTACGTTTCCTGACACGCGCACGCGTCGACCGTAAACCTTGATTTTGGTTCCACCCTCTTCAACTGTTTGAAACCGCAGGTCATCCAGCCGCCCTTTATCGAGCGGCGCCTGCTTCGGGGCCTTCGGGGCAAGTGCGTATTGCGCGGCCATTGCGCCCGCTTGCACTGCCAGAAGAATGAGCAGCACCGTGCCGCTAATAGGATCAGCCATGATTTAAGCAATCAGCAGTCAGCAAACAGCAATTAGCCAAACCAGGGAATCGAAAAGCGGCTGAAGCCAGTCGCCGGTGTCCCGGGCGCAAAGGTTCTTTGACAACCCGCTCGTTGAACCAGGTGGCGTGAATGAGCATGAGCTCGTAATCACCTGGGACCAGCACGCCGACGTGGGTTTCTTCGCCGGGTTGCTGGCGCAGCTCGCGCAACAAGAGAACGTCTCCTGGTAAAGCATCAGCAACGGGGGTCTCTTCCAACTCATTTTCAAGACCGGCGCGAAACTCTTTCGGATCCGGGTTGACCTGGTAGTTGTCGCGATGTTGGTGACGGGGCGTGTGGCCCAGGGCCGAGCTTATTGCGAACAAAAGTCCTCGGCAGTCCAGCCCAAATTCCGCATCGCGACCCTGGTGACGGAAGGGCACGTCAACGAATTTGTTAGCGGCGGCAATGATGGCCTTGCGAGTGATGAGTGATGGGTAATGAGTGATGAGTTCCCACTGACCCTCGGCGGTTTCACGGTAGAGCCCCGCGCCCTGCCAAGCCGGTATGTCACCTGGATCCATCGTGAAATAATAGGCACCCGGTTGAATCTCTTCTTGCTGCTCACTGCTCACTGCTCACTGCTCACTTTCTTTCTAAACTGCTCGGTCAACGCGGTTCAACTCCTCAATGTTCGTGATGTAGGCGAAGCCGCCGTGATTAAACCCATTCTCATACAGCTCACACTGCGTCATCGTGCGATCGCAGCCTTCAATAATTGTGAATTGGTCGCTCACCGCAATGGCGAAAGGCGTGTCCAGGTGGAATATGATCTCCTTCGTGGCGTTGTCGTAACTCTTGATCTGGAATGTGCGGCCGGTGTTCAACCCGCTGGTGAAAGTCACCCGGCCGTTTGCGTAAGCAACGGTTGGGGATGGCAGGGCGGACGCGCGGAAAGTGTTTTGCGCGTCCGGTACTGAAGTCACGACCTTGCCTGTGCGAGTCAGGGCCGTTAGGTCTTTCTTGCAGAAGTTATCGCCAAAGACTTTGACCCGGCTGCAATGGGCGGTGTAGATACCGCAAATCTTCAGACGCGCAATCGAGGTGAGTTGGCGCGCTTCAGCCTTGAATCCCTGGCCCTCTTCACGCACCGTCCCCAGCGGTCCGGCGAACTCAATCAACTGGCCCTTTTTAGGCTCGCGGTAATCGATGAAGAATATCTCGAGCTTGGCGCCGTTCCAGTCGCCGGCGTTAATTGCGGCTTTGGTTAAGACTGTATCGTCGAAGATGGAAAGGAACTCTGCGCCGGCGCCTTCCTGTCCGGCCTCGCTATCGATCGCCGCCGGGATGATCCCGCCGTTTGTGCGGAAGACTATGGAGTGCCCGGGCAGAGTCAGGTCTTTCGTGTGCGACGTCGCGCCGATCGCGTCGTTAATGATCGAGTCCGCGGCCGGTGTTAGTTTCCAGGCGTAAGCGGCCGTCACCGGATCCTGCAGGAACGTAATCAGGCTGGTGGCGTCGTAAGGCGACTGGTAGTTGATTGGAACTTCTGGCATCGGCGCTGCGCGCGACGGAAGACGGGGTGACCGCCGACCGTTACTTGTCGGCCTCCTGCATCTTCTTGAGATTGGCGACCTGGCGTTGGTGCTCGGCGACGATCAGTTTGTAGAGTTCGCGCCGGCGCTCGAGCTGGCGCACGTCAACCACGCGAGTGGGAGAATTAATTCGCAGGTTTTCTTCGAGCTCGTGGAACAGAGGGTTTTGCAACTCGATGCTGCGGACCAGGTCATTCCATGAACTTAGGAGTGTGGTAGCGCGATCGAGCGGGGCATTGACCGTAGACCGAGGACCGGCGACCGCGCCAATCAAAAGCCCAACGGAGATGCAAAGGACGACGGCCGCAACCAATGTGATCGTTGTCAGCCGGACTTTGGACTTTGGACCTTGGACGTTGGGCACTTTAAGCAATCTCCCTCACTTCTCGCATCGGGATGGAGGGCAACGGGCCCGCACCCTCCCTGACTACCCATTCGGCCCCAGGCGAGGAATCGCGTGGCGCCATGTTGTAGAAAATCTCGTCAGCCGGCAGCGTGTCTTCGGTAAACCGAACGGGCACAAAGAAACATCCGGACCACTCAAGAATGTGCCCATTAGCCGGCACATTGCCCGGGGTGAAGCGAATGATTCCGTCCTTGGTCGCGATAGCCGGCGAACCTTCGTAGCCGTTTAGAAAGTTGTAATGAGTGCCTTCGGTTTTGAGAATCGAGTTGACATAGATCTTGATCGTGTTCTTCTCGGCTTTGGTGATATTGCGGACGTCTGAATTGCCGATGTCGGTGTAGGTCTTGGTGAGCTGGAAGTCGGTAATGACGCCGTTTCCGGTGGCGAATGCCATCAACGCAGTTTCGCTGCCATCGACGGCCTGGTAATCAGCCAGGTCGCGAATCAGGAATGAGCGAGCCATTGCTTTACGACAACGGAAGAAGCTTCTAATTGTACGCAGGTCGGTAAGGGTGCGAATGCCGTGCGTCGCGTTGAAGTTGAGTAGGCCGTCATCCCACCAGGCGGTGCGATACTCGCCGCCGTTGCCTAACGGAATAATGCCAGTCTTGTACTCAGGCGAGGAGGAGAGTCTTTCAAGTGAAAGCGGATATCTAACAGGATCATGTGCCACGCTCGCGAGGATAGGAGCGGGGCGCACTCTTTTTTTGTTAAGGGATTATCTCGAGCCGCGAATGCGTGTTATGCCCTCGGCCGCAGCTCGCCCCAAATCGCGTTTAAGGGTCGCCTCATTCTGTTTGAAGCCGTGATAGTCCTTCACGTTTGGAAACACTGCGCTCACGCCGCCCAAGTTGTATGTGTCCCCTGCCAGCGCGGGCTGGAAGCCACCGGCGGGAACAAAGTCGCCCATAGCGAAACGAGGTATGCGATCGGCAATGCCTGAAAGAATTGAATCTGACGTGAATCCTCCCCGCGCAAACTTGGAGAACGAAGGCAGGATGCCAGTGCGACGAATGAAACGGGCCAGCAACTTCGCGGTTCGGTCCGCGTACTTTGGATCGGTAGTGACCACCAGCTCATCGTGGCCACCTTCGGCAACCTGGATGATGCGGCCGTTTGCCGCAGCAGAGAATTCCCCACCTGCAGCCGCGCGACCAAACAAGCCTGCGAACGCTCCGCCGATACCCGATCCCGTTGTAGATCCGGCGGAGCCGGCGGCGGAATTAAGCCCACCGCCAAAAATTGAAAGTGCCGCCTGAATCAATTTCAGCGCGATCATCTTGACGATAATTTTCTGAAGCTCTTCGATCACCGAGAGGGCCATATTGCGGAAGGCCTCAGTGATTGTAAGCGTGCCGGCTGCCACTTCATTCAGGGACAAAAGGAAGTCTTCAATTCCTCCGACGGCCGAATCGATGAAGGTATCCTTGATTGTCTGCCCGAGAGTCCGATACTCGTTCTTGAGTTCGGCGACCGCTGCTCGCTCGCGCTCCAGCGCAGCAAGCACAGCCGGATTAGTAGAGTTTGCTGCCCGCGCTTCCAGAAGCCGCAGGGTTTCCTCCGCCATCTTGATCTGCTCTTTCCGGATGGCATTGACTTTTATCTCCGCCAGGAACTGAGTGAGGACATTCCGAGAGCCCTCTTCCCGAAGCGTGTTGATGCGTGCCTCATTCAGTTCCTGAGCACGCTGCCCTTGGGTAATCTTTGCGTAGATCTGGCCTTCGAGCCCGAGTTGTTCCTGGCGAAGCTCAAGCATCTCGGCCGCGAATTCGTTGCCTTTCTGCCTAGCTTCATTAATCAGAACTTGAAGTTCAGCAATGCGCGCGCGCGCGTCAACAAGCGGACCGAGTCCTTTGTCGCGATCGATCTCATCGATGACGGATTGGAGTTGGTCCTGGAAAGAGCGACCTGCGGCCTCTTCCTTCTCAGCTAAGTCGCCGGCCAACCTCCCGCGTTTGCCGAGCAGCTCTACCAGCTTTTGATTCAGACCAACGACGGTGGTTTCGGTGTTTTTCGTCTCGTTCGCTACCCTAGCGGTTTTCTCAGCAACGTCGAGTTCCTTCGGGTCCGTGTCATTGATCTGGTTGACGTTGTGTGCGAGACGATCACGCTCGTTAACAATTGCCTGCTTGGCAGCCTCGATATCGAAGTCGAGCTTCTGGCGCTGAAGCCGGTCCTCTTCGTCGTAATAGTCCCGGAGCGAAATCTTTCGTTTCTCAAAGCTTTCGCGGACCGCTTCCAGCTGTCGTTCAAGCGAATCCTTGAGCAGGGTAAGGGCAGAGTCCGCTGCGGCTTTGTTGAAGCCGAAGACTGAGTCGAAAGTATCGTCAGGACTGCTCTTACGTGGGGCGGCGCCACCGCCACCGCCCTTACCTGCTCCCGCAACCTTTGGATTAGGAGTCACCGTTGTCTCAAAGTCGGTGACAGCACGTTTGATTGCCTCGCGGCGATCGTGAATGGCCTGGAAGGGATTCACCTTTGCCGGCGCGGGAACACCGCCTCCCGCCTTTCCGATGAGAAAGGCGAGGAATTCATATTGCGCGGTGAAAGTCCGCAAGGCCGCGAGGCTGAAACGAAGCGACTCAATAAAGGGCGCTAACGCCGGGCCCAACCCGCGAATTAATCCGAGGGTGAGGTTGAGAGAAACGTTAATTAAGGCGATGGCGTCGCGGCTGGTGAAGATGTTCCCCGCCAGTCGTCCCCACTCAAGGGCAATCCCCACAACCGCTCTGAAGATGCTGCCCACCAGAGTGAGAATTCCTTCAATCTGCTGCCGGTTGGCCTGGATGTAACGAGAGATCGATTGGGCCCCATTAATGAGCCTTTGAACAAAGTCCCCGCCAAGGGCGATCGCGCGCACGAAGATTCCGTCGAGGAGATCGGCAAGATCTGAAAAGGATTGCTGCAGACGGGCATTCTTGAAGTCGAAAATTTGCGGGAGGATCGCCAGGAATTTCGACTTCAGCATCGCGAAAGCTTTGGTAGTAGCTTCGCCCGCAAAGACGTTCAGCGCTTCCTCAAAGTTGGAGGAAAGGCCGTCCATGGTCTCTGCGGCCTTCACGCCGGCCAGAGTGAAGTTTGCGAGCCGCTTATTCAGCTCTTTGGCGAGGGTCCCCTGCTCTTTCCATTTCTTGACCAGTTCGTTGCTGATACCAAGAATTTTTCCGAGGCGAGCATCTTCATTGATTGTTCCCTCAAGAATCGCCCTAACTTCCTGAGCCACCTGGTGCATTGGCAGCCCGATGGCGCCGGCGGCCTGGACTATCTGCACTGTGGTTTCGCGGATCTGATCGAGAGTCAGCCCGGCGGCAAGACCAGGACCAACGGCGGATTGAAAGGCGGGTGCAATCTGCTCAAAGGTCGCGACGGTGTTAATGGCGTCGATCTTTAATTTTTGGACCTGAGCATCCGCGAGACGCAGTCCTTGGTTTAGGGCGTCTGGCCCATCGAGCTTTTGGCCGGCCGCACTCAACGTGGCAAGACTAATTATGAGGGCGGCGATGCCGAGCTTCGTCTGTTCGAACTTGGAATTAAGATTGACTCCAAACTTCAGGAGTGGGAGTAGCGCGACGGCGCCGATGGCGGCGAGAGCGGCAACGCCAACACCGACCGCGGCGAGCGCCGCAACTACGGCCGCCAGTGCTCCCACAAGCCCCACAGCCAGCAGTTTCGTGCTCCCGAAACCTGCGCCGAGCTGACCGAGCCAACCCAGCAAACTGGAAATGACGCCTGAAGACTTTGGTCCGAGGGTAGTCGAAAGCTTTGCCGCGTCACCCTCGAGAGCAGTCAGCGGTGCACGCGTCTGCTTGGCTGAACCGGACAAAAGTGTGAGTGCGTTACGAAAAAAGCCCACTCTCGAGGCACCCTGCGTTCCCAGTTGGGCGGCCTGGGCGTTGGTCCGATCGAGATGGGTGCCAACTCCGGACACAGCACGGCCCGTAGAGGAAAAATCGTCTCGTATGCGCGAAGCTCCAGATCGTAGAGTCTGGAATGTGGCAGTGCCTTTGGTTTTAATGGCATCGAAACGCTCGCCCCAGGTTTTCAGAAAATCAAGGGCGGCGCCGGCCGCAGCAAGGCCTTGGATTGTCGAAGAGAGAAGCTTGATTGAATTGCTAAGCCGGCCGGGCTGTTTCTCATCGATGTGAGAGATCGACTTATTGAGATCCGTAATCGCGCCCGAAAGTTTTTGAACATCCGCTGAGCCACCCTTCAAGCCGGAGGTGTTGAGGTTAATCTTCCCCTCACCATTCGCCTTGATTTCTTTCAGGACAGTAGAAAGCACCTTGAACTGAGGCAGTCCATCGATGGCTCCCTGAATGCGAACACGAATGTCTTCTTGTGCGGTGCCCATAAAAGCGACGGACGACGGCAGACCGGCGACCGGCGCTAGAATGGATTAGGAGGCGAGGATTTTTTTGATCCCGTCTTTGTCGCCGCTAAGCGCGAGCTGAATGGCGAGGAGTGTGTGGCCTACTTCGGCGCGGTCTCGTTTGTCGAACTCTATTCGGATGGCTGCAATTTGGGCGAGGGTATATCGCCGGACTTCACTGACCGGGAGGCCTCGAGAAATGAATTCAGCAAGGACTTGATGGAGCTGTAGCCCTCTTTTAGCTGACCCACCTGCTCCTTCGTGACTCCGAACAGTTCCAGGACCTCGTCCTGGTTCTGGACGAAAAAATCTTTGTTCCTCTTGTAGACCTTCCCGAACAGCTTAATCAGATCCACCACTTTGGCCTTTCGCAGGAGCGCGGCCATCTCGTCAATCTGGGTCGTGTCCTCCTCCGGAGTGACGGCAACTGCGAGCGCGCGAAAGGCATGATCGCCGCCTCGAGTGAAAACTTTGTATTGATTGAACGATTTGTGAAGCGCGCCGCCCACTTCGTCAGTGATGATGCCGGCGTCGCTGAGCGCGTCGATGCACTTCAGCACCTCCAGCATTTGCCAGCCCTCGAACGGGCTGACGGGAAACTCTTTCTTCTCGCCGCGGATTGTTAGGGTGAATTTCTCGTTGTCGGCGCCCAGGATGGCGGCGAGCTTTTGGGTGTCTGTGGTCATAGTCAAGGTTTGGGCAACTCGAAACGTTTGGAGTTGAGCGAGGGAACCGTTTTTGACGCGGCTCCCTCGCCTTCACTACTGGCTGCTCAAGAAAAGATGTTGCGACCACCAACCGAATCCCGGTCCGCAGAATTTGGTCAATGGCTAGAGGCCGGAATCGGACCCCGGCCCCGCATCGCCCTTGAACAGCCAATCTTTTGTCAATGTGGCACGGGCGTCCCGCCCGTGATATCACGCGCAAGATGGCGCGGGCCACTTTCAATTACTCCAGCGGAATATAGCGTCCGAACTGGAGGAAATTTGCATCCGCCGCGCGCGTTGGATCCGCCAGCACTCGCGCTTCGATCGGAAACTTGTTGAATTCCTCATCAATCAAGTTGAACTCCGAAATCGCTTTCGGTTTGCAACGGTAAAATTCATACGCCAGCTTCTTGTTCGGCGAGACGGCCGTATTCAAACCTTCAAACCGGAAGTAGCGCTCCAGCCCGTTGTTCACATAGAACGGGAACAGAATCTCCTGCGCGTAGGTATACGCGAGCTTGAAGGGTTGCGTGAATGAGCCTAGGGACACGATCTTGATGCGGCCATAGGCAGCATCTTCGAGTGTGTAATGCGTGTTTAAAGTCAGGGTTGCGGGCGAGCCGGCCGAATCGGTAATCACCAGCGAAGTGATGTTGCCGTGCTTTGAGAAAATGTAATCGCCTACGGCGACGGTGCCCTGCGTTTCCGCCGTAACTGACGTGCCCGCATTGCTTACCTGGGACGAGTTTAGTCCCATCTCAACGTTGCCTTTTGTAAGCCAGCTGAATTCGAAGCTCAGCGTCGCCTGACCGGGTTTAACCAAAACTGAGTCCACCAGCCGGTTGCCGCTGTAAGATTCCTTCGCTTCCACCTCTTCCTGCTGCAGTCCAAACTTGACTGCGGAGGCATTGCCGACCCAGCGAAAGCCGGCCACGAGGCCTGCGGAGTCGCGGGTGCCTTCATAAAGTTTTCCCTGAAAGCTGACCCGGTCGGTATTGTTAACAATTGATATAGGCATCAGTGTTCCTCTCTACGCTTCCCAGGCCTCCCGGGGATATTCAATTTTGAAAACCAGCCGCACGCCGGAAATTCTCTCGCCTTCATCGTCCAGCTTCAGCTCCTCGCTTACCGGAAGTGTCCGGAGCGCTAGACCTCCCCAGCGCGGGTCCGTGCCGATTGCCGTAATGACGTCGGCTAATGCCGCTCGCGCTTTCGCGGCTGTTTGATTCACCTCAGCCAGGAGCAACGAAGCGTCGATCGTTAACTGCCTCACGAATGCGCCGGTATTCTTGTTGTCAATCAGCGCTTCCTCAATCGGGTCACTCAGAAGACTGCAAGGCAAATTGTCAAGGTCGACCGGGACCAGTTGCCACTCGAATACTTTCTGGCCAACGTTTGACGCGTAAGCGTTGGCCGTCGTGGCAGTAGCAAAGCGAACCTTGACCGCGTCGAAGATGGTTTGGCGTTTGCTCATGTTCGATAAGCTTTAGCTTGTCGACAACTGAAGTTTGTCGGACTACACCCGAATCGAGACGGTCGAAATTCCAGTGCCGTCAGGCTTCGGCGGTTTCACAATCCTATAGGTCGTGCCGGCGACAAGAATCTTGTGCTCGGTGGTTACTCCGGCCAGGTCAGAAGTTTGGCAAACGAACGACGGCGCATCCGCTGAAACCTCCGCATCGAAAAGCTTCAACTCCTCAATCGGTGTCTCAAGAATTACCTTGATGGTCCGGACGTCAACGCCGCCGGCGGTCTTAATCGTCGCCTCGCCTGCAAAGCCGTTGGTGGTATCAAAGAACAGCGAAAGATTTTCGTTAAAAGCCATTGGTTAATCCCGCGCCGGCTAATGGGAAAGAACTGTAGACTTGGAGGTTACTTCGTGCCTCCCTACCAGACGGCGCGGGAAACTTTGTTTAGCCGGCGTAGAGCTCCTGGCCAAATCCGCGCGTCTCCGCCGAGTCCGGCGTTTGCTGCAGGCCAAACATCTGGGCGAGCACTGTCGAATAAGTTCCGGCCGAGCCGTCGCCAGTCGTAAACGTCAGATCAAGATAGCGCTTGCGTCCGAGCATGTTGACGTGAATTGCGACAACGGTGTCGTCAGCAGTTGCCGAAGGCAGCGTCGCTGGCAAAACTGAAAAGTCCGCTCCCGGTACGTCAGTCGCTCCGGACATACCGGAATCGTCAGACTCGGTCAGCTTCAGGGCCGCAACCGCAATGTCCATCGCGCCAAGGACTATCAGGAAGGTCACCCAGCCGGCGCCCACTGCGTCGAGAATGGCTGTAGTCACGGCGGCGTTGTCGCTAATAACCTTCGGCGACCCCACGATTACGGTTCTGTGTCTCAGTGCTTCGATCATTTGCTTTTCCTTTTTTGGAGTGGGACAGGCATTCCTGCCTGTCCGTTCCGTTCAGTTCACACCTACCAACCTGACAGGCAGGAACGCCTGTCTTACTTACGCCGCGGCGGTTATCAGCGCGACGAGCGGACCAGGGACGCGCAGGCCTGCGGTGGCTGAAGCGTTACCGACGTCGTGCGGCACGATATCGAACCGTGCAGTCGATTTGATAGAGATCAGCCCCTCCTCGAAATCCGTATCGTTCGCCTCGGTCTGGCGCACTGTGATACCCCGGCGATCGCCGAAGTCGACGGCCGCATAGAGATCACCGAAATAGCAGCAGACCTGGTTGTTGTCCGTAACCTTGGGCATCGTCTGGAAGATATGGACCGGGTAACCCAGGAACACCTTCTGCCGCATGTTCTGGATTTCGCCTGCGGTGACACCGCCGGCCGCCAGCATCAACGGGACCATCACGCCATAAAAGAAGGCGCGGCTGCAGTAGAAAGCGGCGCGCTCGTTGTCCGCATATTGCGGCAACAGGGCTACGAGCTTGGTGAAATCGCCCATGACGATTTCGCTATAGAGGTTGCCGCTGGCCACGACCAGACCGGCGATGTTGGCGATGGTGGCGTGGAGTTTCTTGAAGGCGGCCCCGATTCCAAGAATGCCGTGGAAGGCGCTGGTGCCGTCGGCGTTTACAAAGGCGTCGTCTTCCGCTTCGGCAAACCCGCGGGATTGTTCTCCAATGATTTCATCGGCCATGCCAATCAGCGAGTCTTCGGTGAGCTCGTCTTCGATCTTTGTGATGATGCCCCACTGGCGAGCAATCAGCTCGAAGCTGTTCCAGGTCTTTTTCTGTTCCTGGACTTTGCGAGTGACGCCGACGGCGCCAATTGGTTTCGCCTTCATCCCGCCCTTGACGCGTCGCACCAGTTTGGTTGCGCTGGCCATCTGATTGACGCGGGCAAACTGCCGCACGATGCCGACGCGCTCGCGAAGGTCAAGCGTTACTGAATCAAACTCTTGCGGAACCCAGATGCTGCCCGACTCATTGTCAGACTCGCTCTGAGCTCGTTGGAGAGCGAGGCCGTGGTCCTTGCACCACTCTTTCGCCCGTCTGAAGCCGAAGACACCGGCGGCGAGAAACTTGCCGTATCGGACGGCCTCTTTCTCGGTTTTGAAATTGCGCAACTTGCCGACCGCGCGCAGGCTAACGTCAACTGGCCCGTCGCCACTCATGCGCGCCCCGATTGCTTCAGGCTCTTCCTCTTCCGGCTGGTTATCGTTGGCGTGTTTCTTGCGATCCTCGCGAAGGGCCTTGCGGAATGCATGTTCGTCCGGCTCATCCTCGAGCGCGCGATCGGAGGCGATGCGCAGGAAGCGCTTCTCTTCGACCGGGCCAAGGGCGGCCGCTTTGGCTATTGCGCGGAACAGCGCACCATAGTTGGTGACCTCGGCGCCGCGTTCCGGCTCATCGTCGTCGTCCTCGTAATGGACGCGGCAGTCTTCGTTTTCGCAAGCGGCGTCGGTGGCTTTGCACTCGACCTCGTCTTTTTTCTTTTTCAGTTTTCGCAGGGCCATTGGTTTCCTCACTTGACGTTTTAGTCGACGCTTCTTTGCGCTCCGGACAGCTCCGGTCTCGATGACGGGCGCAGTTTCGGATTGCTCAGAAGGGTTATTTGGGGATGGAGGGACGGAGCGGATTTCGTCACCCGCTCCGCGCGTGGCAGGTCCACCAGCGTCAGCCGGTGGTTCTGAAGATTGGTCTGAAGATTCGAGCGCCTTGCCAAACCCGACCGTGTAGTCGGCAGGGTCGGTGACGCCAGCTACATGAATTGGTGTCCACTTGAGGACGCGGTAAATGTCGTCGCCGTCGTCGGCAGTGCCTTCCCAGCGAATGTCGTCAACGGTGTAACGGAAACTGGTATTGCAACGAATGCCGTCGGCAATGTCCTTAAGCTCCCAGACTGCGTCCGGACGTTCTGAGAAAAATATGTCGCAACGGGATTTGTTACCGTCGAACTTCGCGGATTTCTTGACGACGACGCCGAGCTGCTCGCCCCAATGCTCTTTCACATAGGCGCCACCGTTATTCAGTCGTTTGAAGTTGGCCGCGCCAGGTGTGTGGTCGAGGATTTCCCAGCCGTACCAGCGCTTGTAAGGCTCATCGCTGGCGAAGCTGACGCCGCGCACAATCCGTTTAACGAGGTCCACGTCGAGCGCGCGCTCTTCGCCGTCGGTCTCTCCCCCAGTGAAGTAACGTTCCTGCTCAAGAGATTCATTCAGATCGCGGACAAGGAAGGCGGTGCGGCCGGCGCGATCGAGCGCGAGGTATTCGACGCGCTTCGCCTGCAAGGCTCTGATTTCTTCGGCAGTAAGTTTCGGGCCTTGGCCCTTCGGTCGCTTCATCGCCGATGAGGATCAGCGAGGACGAAATTGTTAATTTGAATTGCGCCGTCTGTTTTTGCTTCCCAGTCGAACTCCGACTCGAAAGTTCAAGGAGGGCAGATCCAGCGCTTTCTGAATCCTCCCCAGTGTGCCGTCGGCCTTCCATTCCGAATACCGGCGAAAGGCAGAATTGCGGTTGCTGAAATCGGCAAACCGTTTTCCGGTCAAGCCAATTGTCAGAACAGTGTTGGCAGCCGCGCGCAGATCGGCCAGAGGCCTCCCGCGACCTTGCTCACCGCCGCGTCGGCCTACATCGCGCGCTCTGGAGGGAATCAAGGCTTCGACAATTTGCCACTGGTCGTTCGTTAGTTTCATGGCCGGTGAGAATAGCGCCGGAGGAACGGCATATTTTGAGATAGAATGCGAGCCATGGAGGTGAGGTTCTATAGAGAAGGGTCGGGAGCTTTGAGGCTCTTTAAGCAAGGGGCCGGGTTGTATAGCGACAGGAGGGCGGCCAAGAAGGACGAGGTCGTAGTTCTCAAGGCTCGCGTCTCGCACTCGATCGTCGCGGTTACCGTAGAGAGAGATGAGCTTAGAGATGAATCGCTTTTGACTCGTTTGATTGACGAGATGCGGTTTGCGGCAAAGCGAAGGGAATTACCGACAGGTCAGTCCGGCGTGGTGGAGTGACACCTATGTGGAAAGAGGCCGTGCAGGCAAATCGATCTGCGAACCACACCAGAGGGCACTGCAATGTGACCGCCTGCACGCGCGGTTCCTTCGGGGACACGGACTGATTTAAAATGAGTCGCACCTACGAATTACTTTGTCACGACTGTCGCTGTAGCTTGTGGATTGGTCAGGGATCCGGCGATGGGGCCTACATCTACGGTGACGAAGGGCATCGCAAGGCGCTGCGCGACTTCCTATTCAGCCACCAAAATCACAAACTCGAATTCGGTGACGACGAGCCATTTTCAGCGCTTGACTACAAGAGTCTCGATCCTGATTAGTGAATTTTTGTCTTATCCGCGTTCATCCGTGTAAGTCCGCGGCTAGTCTTGCTTCTTCGGCTTGTCTGCGGAATCTGTGGAATCTGCGGATGCGTCCGCCGCCGGCGCAATCGCGCCCGGGCGCGCGGGCGAGATATCCACTCCCGCAGCTTCAGCCGCGGCGTTCTCAGCTCCCAGCGTCTCAATCACGTCCGTGAATTCCACATTACCCAGTTCCGCCAACTCGTCTGTGCGGGTGGTCATGCCGATTGAAATTGCCTTTTCAATCGCCGTGATATCGTCCACCGGTTGCATGTAAGCCCAGCCGCGTGGAATGAACCGCGGGTTGCTGAGCCGGGCCAAGTCAAGCGGGGAAAGAGCAATCACACCTTCGACCATGCAGCTCTTCAGCCAGGCGAGATAGATTCGGCGCAGGTAGTGAAGAATCAAAAAGAACTGCAGGCCGCGCCACCAGTCGCGTTCGCCCTGGAGCCCGATGCGCGCCGACGAGAAATTAACTTCCTTCAGATCTGAGGCGAAACTGAAATAGGCGGGACCGAGCGAGCAGGCGACGCCGTGCAGCATCGCGCTATTAAACGGGCCAAACATTTCGGACGGGTATTTCGGATCGAAGGGGACAAAATCATATTCCCCGATAACGTCAAACTGCCCGGGCGCTACTCCGTCCGGCAATTGCGTTCCTCTCAGTCCCTGTCCTTCGGCTTCGCTTGTCTGCGGAAGAAAGCTCGTGTCGTTGTTGCCAAGGCCAAAGTCGCCAAATTCGTTTTTCTGGTTCTTGAAGAAACCCTGCTTCGAGGCCCCGATGCGCGCCGCAATAATCGCGGCTTCGTCAAACGAGCCCATGTGCCAGAGCTTCGTCATTGCCGCATGCGCCCAGGGGACGCCGCGCGTCGAAGTGTCGTCACCGCAGTTTTGGTCAAACGGCAGGAAGGTGTGAATGATTTCTTCCGCCGGCACGGGGGTGCGCTGGCGCACGTTGGGAGTAATTCCGGCGGCCGCGTCATCGGCCGGCGGTGTGAGCCAATAGGCGACCGGGCGATCGTTGGAATTTAATTCCACCGACATAATGACCCGATTTCCATTAGGTCGCCGTTCGTTGTAAGTCTCGTCGAGCCAAGCGACGTCGAGGGGTTTCACTGCGATGCCGTAAGGATTGTCGGCCGGGACCAGGCGCGCGAGTGTTTCGCCGTCGCGCGCAAGCTGGGTCTGAGCCTTCAGAAGAATATCGAGCAACGACTGTTGGCCGTTGGCGGAAGCATTTTCCGGGTAAGAGAAAGTGGACCAATGGTCCTGGACTGGGCGGTTTAGTTTTTCGTCTGGTTTACCTCGAGGTGTTTTCGCGCGCGCCTGCAGGCGCATGCCGGTAGGGGCGTCGGGCAATTGATCGGAAGCCGGTCCAACGACGTTCACCCGGTTCATCCGGAGAAACTGAATCATGTAGTCGTTATTGCGGGAGAGTTTGCGGCTGGCATTTCTGAGCACACGCAGGTCGCGGTATATGTGGACCCGCGGCGACGAACCCATGTCGAAAAGGAAATCGCGATTGGTGCGAGTTCGGCGGGCAGCCTGGTAATTACGGCTGCCGGTCATCAATTGACGATTGCGGCGATCACGAAGCTGTTCAGCTTCTCGCTCGCGCAACGCTTCGGGTATGCCCAGGGAAATGAATGAATCCGCCATCGCCGGGCAGAGTAGGGGCTGGTGAGTTGGTTTTTTGTGGGAGAGGAAAGCCGGTCCGCAGATTACGCAGATTACGCAGAGGCCATTGCCCGATTTCTGGTCTCAGCTGAGACGAAGAAACAAGCAATCTTTTTCAGTACACTTCTGTGTAATCTGTGTAATCTGCGGAATCTGCGGAATCTGCGGATAGCTCCTAAAATCTTACGTTGATCTTGGGGAAGAAGTCCCCGCCTTCATTAACGCGTTTCATGCGTCGTTCAGAATTCACCACGCCAGACCAGTAGCCGATCGCCTTGAGAATTTCAGTGTGAGACTCAAACTGCATTTGCCGGCCGGCGATCGTGTAGGTTCCCTGGATTAGGGACGCCTTTGTTTTCGAGAGCGTAATTAATGCGGCGAGAACCTGCTCGGCGTCGGAGCGTGTGTCGAGTGCTCCTGCGGCGGGTTTGGCTTTGATAACGAGTTGCTGATCGACGAGGTAGTATTTCTCGATTCCCAGTTCCACCCAACCGACGAGGCGATATGTGCCGGCGGTCTTATCGCTGGAAGTGCTCGAAATAGTGATTAGAAAATCGTCGCCGTCAGCCGTGGCTGTGACGTCGATCCCGGTGGCATCCGGACCGCGGAGGGCATACTTCAGCAACCAGCCGTCGCCCGCCGGATAGTCCTCAAGCGACTTAGACCACGACACCGTCGCGCCGGCGATGAATGTGCGGGGTTCGTAGGTTGGTACGTCTTTTGACATGGAGGTTAAGGAACAAGCACGTTAGCAACCGGGACGCCGTTGGTGTCTGTGAGATAGCCGAAGACGTCGACTTTGCACGTAAGAAAGGAGCCGTGCGGATTGAGGACCTTGAGCCCCAGCACTTCGGCGGCAGTTCCAACCGTGGGACTGGGATTCATAAGGTTCGCAGCGTTCGGAATGTCAGCGATGTTTAGATTGAGCGCTTGCGCGGTACCGAGAGATCCAGCAGTGTTAAAATCGACTGAGGCAACATCACTAACTCCACCGTCCCATCCAATGCTAAAGGCAGCGGTGCCCGGAGAACCCGACGATTTGTGCATCACGATATTCGTTAGGACAGCTCTTCGACTGGCGGGACAGGTATAGAGAGGCTGTTTAGCCTCTGTGTCTTCGTTGAGGTTACCCAGTGTCGAGGAAAGCAGGATCGGCATCGTGCCCGTGTTGGTCGCTGGGATCGTTGCCGCAACAGCGTTCAGCTCAGCTTGTGTGGCCACCTCTACTCCAGAGGCTTCCGGTAGAGCAGCCCAGAGTTGAGCGAGAGTTAAGCCAAAGCGGCGATGTAGCCAGGCAGCGAGTGTTTCAGCAGACATAATGGAAATTCCCCCAGCGCGGCACTATGAGGCAGCGCGAGTTCGTTTTTTGGCCTTAGAACCGAGTGCCGAAGTTGCGCCCGCGGCGGCGGGGACGAGTTTCGGGTTTCGAGTTTCGAGTTTCGGGTTCGGAGTCGGCTGAAGGCGAAACTTGCTGGTGGATTTCATCGCAACGGTAGCTATGAGCGAGCTGGCCGCTTTCGTGAGTTTCGTAGTTTCCTTCGGCGGCAAGCGTGCAGCCCTGACAGCAGAAATCGAAACCGAGCCGGGTTATGCGATCACAGTCTGGCTTGTCGCAGCGTTTCCAGCCTGGGGGAATTGGGAAGGGGATCGGGCGTCGGGTGGCGGGCGCCGGTTCGGATTCAGCAGGGGCAAGCCCGCCTTCCTCACCCCGAGACATTCCATCTTGAGTTGGTTCTTCCTGCAGATCTGTTTCATCCGCGTTGATCTGTGGCTCCTTGAATGTCGGCTGGCGGTTATTGGCACGATTCGCAAACTGCCCCGCCAGCCAAAGCAGATTCGGATTAATGATCGCCAGAGCGCAGCGCGCGTAAACCCAGGTGTCGAGCGCCTCGTTGCGCATGCCGGGTTTAAGAGGTTCATACGCGCGGACAATCCGGCGGCCACTCTTAACCGGGATCTTATGTTCGCTGAGTATCTGGCGGAAGTAAGCTTCGTCGAACCTGATTTCTTCGATCGGGAAATGGACGAATCCGGGCCCGGCTTCAGCCACGCGCAGGCCTGCGTAAATAATGTCCTTCGCCGCGTTTGTTCCCAGGCTGTAAAGCTTCACCGGCGGACGGCCCCAGAGAGTTGGCTTGCTAATGAGCGGCGCCGTGTAACTACTTGAGCCCTTAATCGCGAATATTCGCAGCCCGCGATTCTCGCGGCAAAATCTTCTGACGTGGTCCGGCTGGAAACCGGTATCGATGCAGCTAATCGCAATTCGCAAGTCGCCGCCGTCCTCATAAGGAAACTTTCGGAGCAGCTCGAGCTTCAGCCGGTTCCAGGTTTCAGCGTGCAGCGGATCGCCCTCGATGATGATGTGATCAATTGCCCAGCACTCGTTGTTGAGTCCCCATCCCCACACCGCCAGTTCAATCCGGTTTCCCTGGACGTCAATCCCACCCGTCAACAACAAGACTCCTCGCGGGACGAGGCCGTAATAATTCTCGCGACGCTCCCGGAGTGTTTTTGTTTCGACTTTGGTGTCGTCATCCTGCCAGCCTTGAGCTTTTGAGGTGTTAACCCAAACCTTCAGCTCATTCTTGTCGCCGCTACGCTTCGCTTTGAGGAAGAGTTTGACGACGTGCAACCAGGTGGCGTTTGGGAAAGGCGAATAGAGTTTGTTGAGGTGGAAACCGGCGATTCCTTCACAAGGCCTCTCGGCGAGCCAATGACCTCCCGTCAACATTTCCGGCTTGAAGTCCTCCTCGATTGTGCACCCATTTTTTTCGCATAGGTACCAGGCTTCTTTCGGATTCTCGCCTTCCCATCGAACCTGCTCCCAGCGCAAGTGCTGATAGTGGTGACACCGGGGACGAGGGCATCTCAGGAAGTAACGCCGCTTGTCGCTGTCCTCGTATTCGCGTTCGATGGGCGAGAACCGCGGCGCGTCGATCGGGGAGCCTGGCGGCGGCTCCGGCCGATTGCGCGGAGTGGATAGGAGAAAGACCAGGCGGTCCTCAAAGGTTTCAGTGCGCAGCACAACTATGTCGACATAGTTTCCCTCGGGCGTGGGTAGGTAGGCGTCCATCTCATCGCATATGACCACTTCGCGCGGGCGAGATGAGCCAGTAGCGGCCGACGTCGCCCATCCAAGCGACAGATGCGCACCGGGAAACTTCTTTGCCTTGATGGTGTTGCCGGAGTCGCGCGTGCGCGCGTCTTTGCTCAGTGCTTTGAGCACCGGCGTGTCGCGAATCATCGTCGCCAGGCTTTCGGTCGACCAGGCTTTAACCTTGTCTTCGTTTTCAGCCGTGTAGTGAATGCTTGAAGGCTTGGCGTAGATCCGATGGAGAATGACGTTGTTGGCTACTTCTGTTCCGGCAATCTGGTTTGGCTTTACAAAGACGACCTTCCAGATTGTCGGATCCGAACAGCAATCCATGATCTCCCGCAGGTAAGGAACGAAATCCGTTGACCATGGTCCGGGTCGGGCGGAGCGTTCGGGCGCCAGCACACGGTATTTGTCAGCGCACTCGGAGACCGTGATCGAGGAATCCGGAATGCCGATCTTGGCGGCGGCGAAGAAGAGCTCCGTAAGAAGCGCCTGTTGCTGCGATTGCAGACCGATGATCCCGTTGCCGCTCATTTGGCAAACTTCCCCGGGTCAGCGCGGAACTCTCCGAATATCTTCCGGAAATCACGGCGGAGGGCGGAGCTAACTTCTTTGGTGGTTTTAAGCTTGTGGATTCGCGGTGCTGCGGTGGTCGGATAAGTGTCGAACCGGGTGTAGAGACCTTTCAGCAGGAGGCCGAAGTATTCGCAGGCCTCGGTGAAGTCGACCGCGCGGCCTTTGAGCTTGTCCAGTTTGAAGCGCTTGGTCTCTTTGCTTATCTGGGCGTCTTCCAAGCGCACGTCGCCGAGTTTCGGGTTGCCGATTTCCTCTTCGAGAATGGATTCCAGTTGCGGGGTCAGCTCATACTCTTTGAGCTTCTCGCGTTCCCGGAAGGGTTTTATTTTGTGCTTGCGGACGTATTTGAGGATGACTGCGCGGTCGCAGTCGAAGTCCTGGGCGAGCTCACTCGTGTTCCGGATCGGGTAGCCAGAAGGGGAGAGTTCCGGGGCCGCGGAATTCCCCGCCGCGGAAACGTCGATCGGTGGATTCTTCGATTGGCCGGCTGGAGATGGGACTGCGGGCGCGTCCCGCCCGCTCTTTTCGTCTTTCCCTTTTTCTTTTTCGGGGACCCGGTCGCTATCGCGCTCGGTTCCTGACTTCTTCTTCGGTTTCGTCTTCCATGTCTTCTCCGTTTGAGTCTTCGCCGATTGCTCGCGCGAGCCGGACTTCCTCGGCTGCTTTGGCGAGCTGGCGGAAGTAGGGCCGCGCCTGTCGGGCATAGAATTGTTCGAGGTGCTCCCGCTCGCGTCTGAGGTTCTTGAGTCTTTTCCTCTCATTCATGGTCATCCCAGGCGGGCGAGTTTTCGTTCGCGCTTCCGAATGCGTTGAGCCATGCGGGCATTTTTCCAGCGAGCGTAGCGCCCGCCGCAGCCGTCAAGGTCGGGGGCTATTGGCTTTCGGTTGTGCCTCATCCAGAAAACCAGGTAGTCGCTCATCGCGGAGCCCCGGATCCATGAATAAGCAGACGGTTAGAGTTGCGTCGACGCCGGCGTCGTTCGGCCTCGGCCTTGATCCTCGCCACGCGGGCGGGTCGACTAGGATCTTCTGCCGATGGAGAAGGGCGTGCCGAAATTGAAGACGTCCCTGCTCGCCCAGTCTTAAGCAGGCCAAAGAAATTTGCGGCTAGCACCGCTAGGATGTGTGGTTGGCTTTCGGTCAATTCTCTACCTCCGGCGTTCAGACTGGTCTTTACCTGGCTGTTTTTATTGCGTCAGCAAAATTCTGCGCGAAGGTGGGACCGAATCTTTGCGTTACCGTCTGCCTGACCGCCCTCGTCATAGGATCCTTCTTTGGTCGCCGGGTGCTGGGCTTGAGTACGTAGAGCACTTCCAGATCGCCGGGGCGCAATCCACGTCGCCTCACTAAAAGCCTTTGCCCGGTCCGCGCGGTAACGATGAAAGCGCCCTTACCTATGAGCGACCGCGGACGCTGGCCGGCTCGAATCACTTCCCTGCCGGTGGGGCGAATCGCGCGGGTCGGCACGGCCACGCTCGAGCGTCCGGCCGAAGGTACGTGCGTTTCACCTCTTTTGAGTTTGGCCAGGAAGTCGGCGCTGGATTTAACTTCCGAGGAGAGATCACCCCTCGTGGCCATCTTGATGTGTACGCCCAACGCGTTTTGCGGGAGGTACCACGGCGTGCGGGGCTTCAGCACTTTCTGGATTTCCTTGACGGCCGCGGTCTGGCCCTGTTTGGCGATTTGCGTGAGTGTCTTCGCCGCGGCGAATACGAGCTGCTTATCGAGGTTCAGCAGACGATTGATGTTTTGCGAGACGGAGATGGAAATCATTTACGCTCGCTCCCACGTGTGCAGCCCCCCGCCAGATTGGCTGCCGAACAACCTCCGGACTGTGTTGTCGATGAACTGCGGACGAATGTTGCCCGTGTCGATTACCAGGAACCAGGGTGGCGAATTCTCGCCAGTGGAAGTCACAACTATGCGCACGACCGGCCGAGGCGGAACGCGCGCGGAACTCGAAACGTTTGGAGTTGGCACCAGGGCCATTTACTTCTTCAAGCGCACGTTTACCGAGTGCTTGTGTTTGAATTTCGCGAGCTTCTTCACCACCGCCGCTGGGAGGAACTTGTCCGTTGGGCTGATTAGCACCTTGAGACAACTATAGAAAGTCGCGTTGCGCTTGGCGGTTGGCACGGCCCTCAGAAAGTCCTCGGCGCTAATCTCGCGGCAGCCGTTGTCCTTCACTTCCGCAACAGCACCGCCGCAGTCTACCTGGGACACGGCAACGGTCTCGCCGTCGGCAGAGATGCCGACCTTCAAGCGCGCGCCGATGGTCGCCTCCAGCGTGGCCATCCTTTCGTAAAGCGGATCCAGCTTTAGCGCGGCCTCGTTTTCGAGCTTTAGAGCGCGCTGCTTCAGACGCTCCCATTCGGCAAGCGCGGGTTCGACACTCTTGATGATTCTGGTGGCAGTGTTCATGGCGGGCATTTTCTGCCCGCGGAGATTAGTTTTTGCGGAATATGAGAAAGGTGATTGTCGGCACGAGAAACTGCAGGGTCCCCAGGATGCCGATTGCGATCCAAATCATGCGACGGGTCCAGTCGACCTTTTCTGTCAGGCCGGACATTTCGGTTTTCTTTTCGCCCAGCTCTTCCTTGGTAGTTTTCTGGTGCTCCTCCAGAGCTTTTCGCAAGATGTCTAAGTCGCCGTAGCCGGCCTTTTCCTGCGCCAGGCGATCAATTCGAGCGGAGAGGGCGGTCCGAGTCTCCTGAAGCATCGACGACAAGTTGTCCACTTTGGTGTCGATGCGAATCAGGAGATCGTGATCTGAGGTGTTCGCGGGCGTTGTTCGTGGTCCCATCGGAGCCGCCTTTACGCAGGGTTAGCGTCAAGCCATTCCTGGGACAGTCGCACGTTGAGTTCGAGCGCTTGCCTTAGATTTTTGAGGTTGTCACTGCCGACAGCAACGAGCACCTGCCCGCCGATACTGCAGAGATTGCCGGCCAGGTCGTCAGTTCCCTTTGCATCCGGGTCAAGAGCTTTCAAAGTTTGACCGACGCCCGACAGCTGACTACCGGCGATGAGATAAATAATCTTCTTGTTCATGGAGGTTAACCTTTCATTCCCAGCGGATTCCAACTCGATGGCAAGATAGGCGAACGGTGAAAGGTTTGTTTGGGAAAAGGATTAAGGGTGAGTATGGACGAGGGACCAAACCCAACGCGGCCGGCCGCCGGTTCCTTCGACCGGATCGCGGACCGCCTTTTTCTCGACGAGCTTTAGCTTTTCGAGTTCTTTAAGAATTTCATCAAGCACCCAACGCGATAACAGTGTGGACTCCTGCAGTTCCTCGGTTTCACAAGCCGTCCACCGCTCCATCTCGAGAAGAACGCTGTCGCGGTCACTCTTTCTCGTCGCCTGACCAAACCGGTGGGCTTTGACGATCGCTTCCTGGAGGAGATCGCAAAGTTCGGGCTCTTCAATGAATCGATAACGAGCCTGCAAGAACAGGAGCTCTTGCTCCAAATCGCGGGCTCTTTCACGCTTTTTCTCGGAGATTCGCGCCCGTTTGGTTTTATTCGGAGCGGAAGGCGGAGGTTGGCCCGTACCTGAAGGATTCGTCGGGCTTGAGTGTGTTTCCATTCGCGAATAACTCTCAGAATGCAAAAAGCCTGGCGCGGCGGCCAAAACGATAAAGTTTGAACTGGCGCCAGATTAAGCGGATGCCCATACCATATTCTGAGATGCGTTGATGATGATTTTCGAAAAATTTCTATCCCTGGCGACTGCTTGAGCCCGCACGGGACTCTCGGCGCTCCATTCTCCAGAGAGAACCTAACGGGGGGTAGGGCCTCATGCTGCGGCAGCGGCGACGTCCTCATCGTGCCAGTCGTAAGCCAGCAGCTCTTTAGTGCAAGAGACAATTTGTGCTTGGTTAAGAACAAGGCGCGATCTTGATGAATGGATTTGATTGAGCAGACTGCCAGCCCGCTCGAGCGAGGCCTGGCTTTCTTCCAGCTCGCGCAAGATTGAGGAGCGCTCTGTGGACTGTATGAATTTATGCAAGGAAGTTTCTCCGCGTTGAGAGTATAGCGGAGAAGTGGTCCAAAGGGATTTAATTTTCGTCGGTTGGCTCACTCTGCAGAGGCAGCGGTACCTGGCTATAACGACCACCGTAAGGAAGACTGACTGTGCCTGAGGCCGTGCGCTTTGCCTTCTCACCTCGTCGGTTGTAGATACCGGTTGTGCTCACGTTCGCATGACCGAGCAGCTCCTGGACTGTAAGCACGTCGGTCCCACTGTCGAGAAGGTTAGTGGCAAACGTGCGTCGGAGATCGTGAGGGGTGGCCTTGATGTTCGCCTCGCGCGCACGTCGTATGACAACGTTATAGAACGACTGTCCGCTGATTCGATCGGTGACAACCTTACTGCCACGTAGACGGTAGAACAATGGCCCCGGTTCCTCGCCTCGTATCTTCAGCCAATCACGTATGGCCATGCGCGCCGGCGCTGCACGTAGGTAGACCATGCGCTCCTTCTCTCCCTTGCCCAGCACACGCAGACCACCATCTGCTTCCGTGTAACCAATCAAATCCAACGATGCACACTCAGCCCTGCGCAATCCGCCCGTAAAGAACACTGCGAGTATTGCCGCATCGCGCACGCCGGCGAGAGACTTATCCAAAGCGCAGGCGTGCATCATTGCGGCTTTGTCTTCTTCCGTAAGTGCACGGCCGGAAGCCAGCTTCTTTCCCCGGGGCCCGGAGATTGAACGCAACTGTTCGCAGACATCGGCCGGGATAAGTCCACACTGCCAGGCCACCTTGCCCACTCCCCGGAGCGCAACCAACGTAGCCCGCACATACGACGGCGCAGCGCCTTCCTTCTGCAATTTTCCTTTTGCGATTAGTGCGATTTCAGGGAGGCAGTGAGGGTCGAGCTCGGGAAAGCCGGCCAGGGTAAGGGCGCGTTCTATCTTCGCGCGCATTGAGCGCGGGCCATCGATCCCCGAAAGAGAGGCGAGATAGACTTCAACAGGATTTGCGTTGCGTGAGCGTGCCACGGGGAACGCTAGCACTGTCGCCGGCTGAATTTTCGCGACGCGTTGTTGGGACTGATTAGTTGCCACGATGTTTCCTCTCAACTCGCTTCCGCAGTTCTGAATACATTTCCGGCCGCCGTGTGCCGGCACGGCCGTGAGTTAGGCAGAGACCACTCAACGTCAAAACCGTCGCAGCCCGCTTCACTCAGCGCCTGTCCCAGCAGGTTTGCATAGTTCACTTTCACCCAGTCTCGGACCACCTGATTAGGCGCCCAGAGGTGAAGAATGCGTCGCACCACGTCCAGTTCCACGAGGCGAATAGGGATCAACCACGTCTCGAACCCTTCACCGTGCAGTTTGGTGGAAAGTGAAGCGAGCACCTGATTCCAAACTGTGTTTCCGCTTTCTTCCGGTTCGGCGTATGGAGCTTCGCTGGTTTCGATTCCGGTGGCCTGACAGTGCGGGCATATCTGGCAGGGGCAAGGTCGATTCTTGAGCCCGGCGCCAAGACAGCTTTCGCAGTCAGCGTTCGGAGCCATGAGGTTTGGGTTCACCGTCCGCGGTGACTCAAACTGTTCAACCACACTCGAGCCTCCGGAATACAAGTCGGGCTGCACCGGCTCACGTTCCCTCGAGAGCCAGTGGAGCAGTCGACCTTTGTTCGGCACAGTTCCCTCCTGCGCACAGTGGAAGACGAGTTTGTTTCTTACATGCTCGATCAGCGCCGGTGGATATAACTTGCTCGCAACCAGGTTCTCAACGAACGCCTCATCCAGCGGTTCTTTCTTAAAATCCTTTGTCTCGGTTGGAGCAGCAGCAGCTACTGGTTCCTTACTACTGGTTAGATCCTTATAGGGGGTTATAGGGGGAGTGACTTGAGATTCGGAATTTTCCGAAGTTGAGATTCGGAATTCTCCGAAGTTGGAGTTCGGAATTTCCGAAGTTGGAGTTCGGAATTTCCGAAGTTGAAGTTCGGAATTCTCCGAAGTTGGCGGTCCCGCTGGAGGTCCAAAGTCCCGGACCTTAAGCGGTGGAAAATCACCTACCAAAAGCTCCACCCTATGTCGACCCAGCCGCTTGATCCAACCCTTTTCGATGAGCTTAGTCTTGCAGTCGGAAACATGGGTGTAACTGCAGCGCATCTCGGCCGCGAGGGTGGTGTTCGACGGGTTGCAGAGCCCCGAGGCAGTATTGCGGTGGAAGCAATAAAGCTCATAGAGGTGCCATGCGCCGGCTGTCAATTCCTTGCGCCGACGAATCGCGTCATCTGGTAATCGCGCCACGAGGTTGTTTGTTTACACTATAGAGAACAGAGCAACTAAAACGTTCAGCGGCGTGGCAGCCGACCTTGTTGACCTCGCCGCCACGGTCCGCGCACTACATTCGCCAGGTTAGCCGGCTTCTTCTTCGCAAACTGCCTGGCGTGTGTGCACGTCGCAAAATGATTCTTTCGTAGCACAAAACCGCGCTGTTTTACCTTCGCGCGCTCGTCCTTTGGAACGATCTCGTAGGTCGTGCCAGTGACGAGAATATTCCCGTCGGCCGAAGGCTCAACTTCAATCGGCGCCTTGTTGTGTGGCGGTTTCACATACCGACACATCATTATCTGGGCGCCACACTTTTCGCATGACCCGATGCGCATTTGCCTTAGACCGGCGATCGTCTGAGCCCGCAGCGACTCCGAGCGCGAGTTGTGGGGTCTCTCTTTCGTTCCAACTGATAGACCGGATACCAGAAAACCGAGAATTCATTCACCTCGCCACACCCTTTGCACTCCTCCTGAACCTCTTGTGGGGGACCGTCGGAATCTTCGAGCCAAACGGTCAAGGGTGCTTGGCACTTAAAACATTTGTCTTGTAAGGGCCAAGAGCTCACGCCGCCACCACGATCCTTTCTTCCAACAAGGTCTTGCCGCTGAGGTCCGCATTGGCCAAGGGATCCCATGTTGACTGGCACCACTCGCAATACATCACGGTGCAGGTCCATTGCTTACCCACAAAGGTTTTCGGTAGCGTTTCATCGAGTCCGCAGTAGGGGCAAAGCACCGATTGACGTTGGACTCGCACGACCTGAATTCTTTGAAGATCGGCCACCTCACGCCACCATGCTCCTTGCCTCTTCCCGCAACACAAACTCCACCGGCCGTTGGATCTCCTTCGCGATCTCCTCAGGCGTGCAATAGAAAGATTTCACTGTTGTGGAAGCGAGGTTCGCAACCGACTGGTAAACCTTCAGGTCCTCGGTCACCAGTAACCGGGTGAGCAGGTTGTTGGCCATCCACGCGACGGCCGGATTGATGTTGAGCGATTGCAGGTTGGCCATCTGCAGTTCCGCGCAGCTCATTTCCGGCGCGTCAGTTTCATCACGCCCAGGGACCAGCAGCGACGGATACTGCAGCGCCGGCGACGGCAGCGCCACGCAATAGCCTGGACTCTTAACCCGGCCGTCAATCATCGGGCTTCGCTTAACGAAGGCGCCCTCGCAGCTCGCCGGCGTCGCCGCCGTGCCGAGCATCACGCGCCCGGTGTCCTTCAGGTTGCCGCAGTCGAGCCACCAGAATGTTGGCAAGGCGTTTGGCCCAACGCGTTCCGGATTGTGCTGGAGCGTGGCGCTAAGCGTTTGTCGCGCGCGCGCATTGTCGACGCAGCCGACGATCACAATCAGCTTCGCATCGGGATTGAGGAACCGTTCTGAGTACTCCTCCGGATAGGCCGTGACGTCTAGCCCCCAGGCATTGCCGACTCGCCGCGCCAGGGCGATCGCCTTGTTCTCGCCCACCTCAGCCCGGCAAAACTTTTGCCGGCCGATGTTCTTTTCCTCAACCACGTCCGGATCGCAAAGCGAGAGCTGCACGGTCTTTTGATTGCTCTGAATCACGTACATCAACCGGGCGATATGCTCCACCGTGTAACTACCGATACCCCCGCAGCCGGCTACGACAATTTGTACTGACTTCCAATCGTCAGTGACCACCGTCGCCGCATTCATGAAGTCCAGATTCAAGCCTGGCGCTGGGACCGCAGGCATCTTGCCTTCCGTTTGCTGCTTTGGCCCAACCTGCTTCCGACTCTTCCCTCTCTTCATATCTTGTAACCCTCTTCGTTTCGCCCGGGTGTCCGGTTTCTTATTTCCAAAAGCTGAATGGGATCTCCGTCTGGAAAACGGTTCTGTAGGCGGCCGGATATTTCCTGCGCGTAATTAGCGATCAGGTCATTCGACAAATCGCAGACGGCAGACTTTGGATTTTCGACGTCCATCATGATTTTCTCGATAACACCCGCGGGCAGGTAATCGCGAAGTAAAAGATAAAGAAAGACTGTTGACCGATCCGAGGTTCTAACGCTCATGCTTTGTCGACGCTCCTGGCCCTCGGCTAGGTAATCGATATCGGATGGGTGGTAAGGCCTTGAGTGTTTTGCTTCACTAAGACGCACAGCTACGTGTGGACCACTTGCTCCGGTTATGACTCCGAAATTGCCCAGTGCTTTTACAACCCGATTCTTGAAGGCGGGAACACCGTAGGTGTTGCGAATATATTCAAGAGGATCGTAGCTTCTGCTTTGCCCGCCCATCTCGGATTAGCCCTCCCCTTTTAGGAATTCATCGTTGGCTTCCTGCTCGTGAAATCGAACCAACCGGTCCTGAAAATCACTCTTATCAGCCGGGTGCGCTAACACAACAAAGCTTCCGGGCTTTCCCTGCTGTCGAATTACTAGGTATTCCTGCCAGTGACCCATCTTGTAATGATCGAGCGTTCGGCGCACTTCGGTCATTACAATGCCAAGGTCAGCCGCCAGATCTTGCTGAGTCGCCACTAGCCTCTCCCTTCACGCAATCGATCACGCCCGGCGGCATCTCAAAAAACTCACTCGCCGGATACTCAAACAAGTGGCCAAACAGCCCGACTCTTGTGCGAATCGCGGGAGTGAGAAATATCGTTCCAATGACCCCGTAAACCCGGAAGCTCATCGCGCCCTCGTCGACGTCGTCTTCCTCGCTAAACTTCGCCTCCAGCTCATGATGGCTGTGCACTTCAATCAGCGCCTCCGCTTCCGCGGTGCCCGGGCCTCGGGCTAGCGGCGCCACGCGACGCTCCGTACCGTGCTGCTCCGGAAACACCAGGTGCCAACCATTCGACGACATGACGGGCGACGGACGACGGACGACCGCAGCCTGATCTTCTCGGTCGGTCGTCGGTCTGCCGTCGTCGGTCGATTCGAACCGCAAATAGAACAACGCCTCGCGTCTTTCCTTCTTCGCGATGGTCTGCGAGATGGTGAACACGAGCGTTAACAGTTGGACCGGGACTTTCGGATACCCCCATTGCACGTAAGGCTCAAGCTCTCGCAGCCCACGCACCGACGCATCGGCTACTGGCAAACAAACCTCTAACCCAGGGCGCCGGCCGCGCGTGAATATGCCGTTCGCCGCCAGCACGTAATCCTGCAGCAGTGACTCGTCGACCGGCGGCAGCAACTCGCCGCGCCTGGCAATGTGGTGTTCAACCAGCATGCTTTTTCTTGCCTGTCTCCCCAATCGCCGGAAGTAGCGGCGCTAGCGCTCCCGGAGAACACAGTTGCCCTACTTGAGGCACGATGTGCTCGCCGATAGTCCGCCCGTCGGGCATCAGAATGTGAGCTAGAAACTCTTCCTCAAAGTCGGTAATTCCGCTTTCAACAGCTTCGAGTTTTGCTTTAATTGCCAGCGCCAGCGCACGCCACCGCTGGCGGCAAGCTTGCTCCCACTTCTTATGTTGCTGGTCTATCGGATAAGTGTTTTTTGTGAGCTCCCCATTCCGAGTCTTGAAGATAAACTCGTCCTCGGTGCGACTGGGCAGAGGTAACTCAAACTTCAAACGTCGGTCAGAGAGTTCGAAAATGATTGCCGACCGCGAGTCTTCCTCGAAGAAGGCGTATTTGCTGGCGCCATAACGCTGAAGCGTAGATTTGATCTCTGCCTGGCTGCGCTCGCTCGATACTGTGGTTTCGGAAGCATATCTGCTCATTCCGGCATTTCTCCCGTCTCGAAATATCCCCGAATCGCTTTGTCCAGCGTGACGCCGGTGTGCGGAACTTGGCGCATCAGATCCTGAACTGGATACGGTTCAAAAGTCGGAGGGTTAGGAGGTCCGCCGTCGATCGTGATTTGCTGCCATCGTGGCGCCCGCAATACCAACCGCACATCGTCCTTGTGCTTCTTCGACTTCCCTTCGCACCGGTGATTGTTAAAGGTGGACTTAATGAACAGCTCAAACGCGTCGAAGATGGTTCGCGCGGTCGCGCTGGGAGGTTTGAGCAATCCCCAGCAGATCGCGGCGTTGGCTTCCACGTTTGGCAGCGGGCAACGATAGACCTCGAAGTAAGGATCGAGCTGCGGCGTCTTCACCGCCCAAACGAAGTACTGCGTTCCAATTCCGAAGAACACCAGCCCGGGCAGCGGTGTCTTGATGCGATCAATCTCAGAAGTGACGACTGGCGACCGCTGACCGGCGACCGTTGGGGTCGCGCCGTCCTCGCCATCGGTCTGCGGTCCGCTGTCTGCAGTCGGCGGCGCGAGCGCCTCCCTCGTCAGCTCGAGCTCATGCACACCTGGTGGAATAAATGCGACTGCCCACTCGCCCTTGCGGCCGTCGCCCCAGCGCACAATCTCCGGCCGCAGCCAGCCCGAGTCGATCGGGATGCCCGAGAATGCTTCGCGCACTGACGCATGCGAAACAAACTTCTCATTGCGGCCGCCCTCGATGTTCCTCATCCGCACGAGAAACTGGCCGTCGCGAAATTCAACGCACGGATTCTCAACTGCACTCTGCACCGGCGATAGAAGATTTTGACTCGCACTCATTCGAATTCCTCCGCCCCTTCAGTTAGTGCCAACAGCGCAGCCTCATCAAACGGATTCAAGTGGAGCAACTGATGCGGCAACGCCACCAACTGCCCTCGATGGTCAATGCCCGCTGGCCTTCCAATTCCAGCTTCGATCAAGTCCTCCGGCAACATGCCGGCAAGACCGGACTGGATCTCGACTCGCGCCGCCTCGTTCCAGAGATGAATCGCGGCCGCAATTCGCGTCTGCGGATCCTCTAGAAACCAGTTGTGGAGAGTGGTCATTGCGATCGCGGTATAGCGCGCTTTGGCCCACCTGATCGAGAGCCCTGCCATCTGCTGCAGTGACCACTTGAATCCCACCTGGCCGTAACCCGGCGGCAAGTCGAGCCAAACGTTTCCCGTCTTATAAGAGATCATGTCGAAGGCCATCGGCAGCCACTTGAGCGGCTCGCCTTCGACGCGGCAGGAATAAACAAACTGCGTCCACCCAATCGAGGCGAGCGGCGGCGCCGGCGTCTCGATACCCTCGAAGTCGTTAAGCTCATCTAGGCCGTAACGCTCAACCATCCACTTCCAGGCGGCGTTATCTTTTGCCACCCAGCCGAGCGTAACCGCCAACTGAAATGGGATCGGAATGTCTTCCAACTCAAACCTGCCCGGCGCCCACGAATAGATCTGCATACCGCGCACAGGAATCATTGGCAGACAGAAACCCGGATCGCGCTCCAAGACTTCAGCTAGTTCGATTTCTGGATCTACGACAAGCGGAAAGAAGTTGTCGGCGCCGTGAATGAGAAGGTAGAACTCGTGCTCGCGCTGGGTGGAGTAGAGTGGCGCTGTGGAGCGCGCGTAATGTTCCGGAAGCAGCGCGCCATAGATGGCCATCAAGTCCGCAGCCAGATGCAGACGCGCTTCATATACCTTTTGCCAGTCGAAACTGCCGATGAACTGAGGACTTGCGAGGCCGCGCATCGCCGGCAGCGGACTGAGCGCCTCGAGATATTCAGCGGCGCCGAGCGGCGTGCGGGTCCGCATCCGGCCGACTAGAAACGTAGTCGCGCGCCCAAGACTCACCAGCTCACGACTAGCGAGCAGATGTTCAGAGACTGACGATGTTGCGAGGGTAGTGCTCATTTAGAAACCAATCGGCACAACCTGACTCGCCACGGGCGGCGCCTGTTGGCACCTCGCGAAGGCGTGCATCACCGCGCGCCCTTCCTTTTCACCGGCGACGATCGCCGCCTCGACGCGCGGCGACCGGAGCAGCTTCTCGATATCCTCGCGATGTCCGCGCGTCTCCATCTGCATCACTTCCGCCGCTAATTCGATTGCCGGATTCACATACTCCGGAGCCGCGGCGAGGGTTTCCAGAACTTCCTTCTGTGCGTTCAAGCTATTACCCTCCAATCACACTGGGAAACTCTTCACTCTCGAGTTTCTTGTTCTTCTTAGCGGCCAACACCTCAGTCATGATCGCTTTCAGGTTTAGTCCACCGGAAAGCATGAGCATGAAGAGAAGGGGAACCAAGTCTGAGTCTTTCCGCGTCTCCAATGCGTCAGCGGCATCCATGGCCTGCTTACCCAATTCGCGGAGTTGGCCCGCCATTCGCGCGCGTTCGCGCTGGCTGAAGTCTGGCTCAAATATTGCGGGGGGGGGTTGACTCATCCTTCATCCTTCCGCCTTCATCGTTGCCTTTTCCCGTCCCGCGCTTCACCACGCTGGCGGTGTGCGCCGAGCCAGAGGCGCCCCCGCTAACGACGGTGATGATCGCATTCTCCACGTCAGGAAAATCGACGCTCAGCGCGGCCTTTATTGCTTCTGGGCCAGCTTTGATAATTGCATCGTCCAGCGTGACGGGCTTGCCCTCGATGTTCACAACTCCCATTTTCAAATCTCCAGTTTCAAATCTGAGATTCCGCTACCAACCGTTGCCGTGCAACTGAATGAATCAACGCGTTTGCCAGAACCTGAGCAACGAAGTCCGGGCGCCCAGTCGTGACTTGATAGGTAATCAAAGCTGTCAAAGCCGGTATAGATTTCAATTCGCTTATCACAGTCAGGGCAGTCTACTTTCGGATTTCTGACCATCTTTCGCCTTGGCTCTCAGCGCCGCCAGCGCCGATTCCTTATGCTTCGGGCAATAGTCGAGACTGACTCCCTTGCCTCGAATTCGCGTCGCGCACCGGCTGCACATTTTCTGATCGCAAGTCTTGCCGTCCCCCACTTCAAAGTCGCATTCAAGTTCAACCCACCGTTCGGCACATAGGCGGCATCTTGTTCGTCGGGCCCGGCTGCGACAAAGAAAGGACCCGTCGCCAAGGTTGATGCACTCGCGCGGCATGGCCTCACCGCTTCTTCGCTGGCTTTTTCTTCGCAGCCGCGGCTTTCTCCTGAGCGTTTTGCGAAGCCTTCCACCCCAGTCTCTTTCCGTTCTTCTTTGTCGGACGCGCGGGCGTACTCTTCGACTTTGGACTTTGGACTTTCGACGTTGGACCCTTCTCCCCCAGCGCCGCTGCAATCATCTCGATTACAGCTTCCGGCATCCGCGGAACCTCTACAGACCCAATGAGCTTGCGCACTGCCTTCTCGCGATCGGTCGACGCGTTGACCGTAACGTTCACCCCTGGGACTTTCGGAATCCACGCGAAGCTAAGCGTGAGCATTCGCCCTTTCAGCAAATCCTCAATCGCCACCTGCTTCTGCGGCGCCGGGAGCTCTGACACCCTGCCTGCATCAGCTGGCGGATCCGCAAACCGCCGCTTGTCCGTAACCTTCAGCTGTTCATCCGGAGCAGAGATCGAGGCCTGCCCAGTCGCCTTCTTCTTCGCGCCAATGTTCGCTGTGTTTCTAACCTTGCCGTCTCGGCCCTTCGTCACTCGCGGCGCCGGCGCAGCCGGGGCACTAGCCCGACCGTGAGAGAGGGCTCCACCTGCGGGCGAACTCGAAACGTTTGGAGTTGGGCCATTGAGCTCGCGTCGAAGTTTCGAAACAAACGGCTCGCTCGTCCGCGTCTTCTCCGCTATCCAGCCGTTCGACATTACGGACCATTCCGGATCCCTCAGCATCGTCAGCACGGCGTTGCGCTTCTGCTCGTTTGTGCGGGGCAGGCCGTGGCTCGCGTTCTCGCCAAGTGAAAACAAGACTGCGTCGCGCTGTGTTCCCTGGCGAATTTCACACTCGGTCCGCGCCTGCCCGTTCCTTTCGTCCGCTGCAGTGCGATGAAAGCCGCGGCCCAGCCAATGATTCTTGCCGTCATAGAAAACGATACTCGGCTTAAACTTCGCGCCTGCTTTCTTGTCCTCGGCGTAACGAGCCACGGTCGCCAGGTCCAGCCCTTCGCGCGGCTGAGTTCCGCCGTCTCGCCGAATTTTCTTTATCGCGAGCATCTGCCTGGGCGCGGCTGTCGCCGTCTCTTCTTCTCCCGGTTGCTGCCCACCGTCCTTCGCCAACTGCTTCACCCGCTTCTTAATCTTCACCCGCGAAACTTTCTTCCCTTCGCTGCGCGTTTGCAGAATCAGCGCGCCTTCAATCGCCTCGTCCAGGGTTTTCACCGGCGTCGTGGCCAACTGCAGCTTTTGATTGCTCACGAGGAAGAGGGGATTCTCCTGATCATCGTTCTTCACCCGGCGCTCGATCTTCCAGCCCGCGTCTTTCAATTCCGCCGGCAACGCGGCGCCCGCGAGCGAAGAGGCTGACTGTTGATTGCCTATTGCTGTTTCCTCACTAGCCGCCATTCCTCTCGTCCTCCCTCACGCTGCCCGAGTACCGGATCGCGGTCTTGCGCGCGGCGATGCTTTCATTCATCACGCGAATCTTTCGCTGCCAATCCAGCTCTTCCGGCTGGGCAGGGGGGGCGGGCACAGGTACCTCAGCAGCTTGCCTGTCCTCCGGAAGCTCGAGATGGAGATTGTTAAGCCAGTCCCAAATACGGCGCGTGTGTTTTGTTAGTCGTGGTAGGATGGGGTCAACCTCCTTACGTGGAGCGTTTGGGTTTTCGTTTGGCGCCAGGCTGGCCTTCCCGCAAAGACTTCCGCCGCCCTGGCGCTTTTCTTGTCAGAACCACCTGCGTTAGCGGGTGGGCTTGCTTTGGGAATTACATACCTGAGTCCCGCGTACCGGATTTCCACCGTCATGCAGCTTCAAGTGCGGTTCCTGCCGCGTGGTGGCAGTTACGACCATTACGCCGCAAGTCCTACCACCGCCGACTTATCCCGGATCGCTCCGGAGGCTTCCTAAGCTGTCACCGCCAACCGTGTGTCCCGTGAGACCGTCCATAAAGGCGATTGATGTCTCCCCACACCGACTACGGGACTCAAGTATGTAATTCCCCTTGCTTTAGTCAGGTGGATCCAGCGCCAAATTCTCGACGCGCATATCAATCAGCACTCTGCGATCTGCATCGGCCTCGTTGCCAGTGCAATTGATAGCGACGCCCTTGCCTTCCGGCCATCGTGCAAGTTCCGCAAGAATGAGTCGCTTGACAGCATCTATCTGCAGTCCGGAGTCACCCTTGAAAGTCGTTGACGCACGCTCGACCCTCGCCGCGCAACCCTTGGGTGTCCCCGTCACTCGAATCGACCAGCTCATCCAGTTTTCCTTCCGCCGACGCCACTGAGAATTGATAGCTGACCGCTCTCGAGCATTTCGGCAATCTTCGCTTCCTGAATCGAGGAGTAGCGAATAACGGTCGGGGCCAGTTGGACGCAGGGAATTTTCTTAGCGCGTCGTAGCCGGGCCAGCGTGTCTTTGGAGCATCCAATGCGATCGGCGAGCTGCGCCTCCGTGTACCAATTGAGTTCCGCGCGCGTCGCCTCTCGCTGCAGCCGGCGGTTCTCTTCCTGGGCATTCATGAGCGCATAGGTCGCGCGTCGCAGCATCCCGACAACGTCCCCTTCCACGTTGATTAATTCAGTCAAGAGCGCGTCGATCTCATCGCTGCTCCGGCTGTCTGCCGTATGCTGTCTGCCGTCTGCTTCCTTCATACAAACGCCCTCAAGTCGTAAGACACGTGCACATCCACCGCCCGAACCGGGAAACCCAAACTGGCAATTGCGTCGCGAGCTATCTTCGGCGCCACGCCAAACTTCTCAGCAATCCACGTCGCCAGTCGATCACTTTGCCCCTCGCTCAATTTCTCGATATCGAGGCTGTACACCTCAACGTCGGCTTCATCCCCGAGGTTGGCAAGATGGGTTTGTGGAGATTTCAGAGGCACTGAGTCCTGCCCCAACACGCGCAGCCAATCGTCGTAGCGCGGCGACTGCGGATTCAGGATGGCTTTAAATAGTTCCGGCATTTCTTAATTCTTCCGGCTGTTTGCTGTCTGCTGGTTGCTAGTTGCTTTTTCCCTCAGCCTCTTATTCAGCTTCACCAGTTGCAGGAATATCGCCACCAGCATCACGTCGATAAACACAATGCTCAGAGCCACCATGGCCCAAACGGCGAGCACATACATCAACGTGTCGCTCGGCGGCCCAGCTTGGAGTGCTGCAATCATCGCGAACATAAGAACCTTCCTCCTGCTTACTGATTTTGGCGATGGCCCAATGCCTTGCGGATCATGAACCAGTTTCGTCGTTTCGCCGCGAACTAGCCGCTTGGGCCATCACCAAAGCCTTTGTCAAAGCCACCCGCGTTAGTGGGGTGGTCCCGACCCCCCATGTAATTGGCGGCGACTCAATGCTTGTCGGCTGTCTGCTTGGATTCAAACTGCCGCTCTTCAACTAGCCAAGCGCACGCGCGCTCTTGAGCCGCCACCAAACTTTTTGAGATCTTCAATCTCAAATTTCAAATCTGAATTGCCTGCGCCCTGCTCCCGCTTTCGCGGGCAACTGTCCGATACGCAGGCTGCCGGGACCGGTCGGCATTTCAGAGAATGAAGCGGGGACCTGCGGGCGGGAGACTTTGGGGCCTTCGCCGGGGTCTTTCGGCAGGGATGGGTGATCACTGTGGTCAGACTCAACGCTGGCGCCACCGCCCGCGGGTCCCCGCTTCTTCTCTGTGTTCGTGGCGGAAGCTCGCGTCCTCAACCCCGCGCGCCTCGCCACGAACGAGGGCTCCAAACACGGCAAACCGGGGAGGTTCGCGCCGCATGCGCTGCACGCCCGAGCAACGCCTTGGAGCCACTCTTTCTTGTCAGAACCGCCTGCGTTAGCGGGCGGGCCTAACAATAAATTTCAAAGAACTTTTGTCACTATAAAAACTAAGCGGGCGCTTGGTTCAGCCATCTCACCTACCGTTCCACGCGCCCGCATCGTCAGCCGGCCTCGCTCTTACCCGCGCCGGCCACGCTCAATTTCGTTCTCCGCACAGACAGTTCAAGGAGATCTCGAAACGCGCTGATTGCCTCCGAGATCTCCTTTTGCACTTGCGCCGGGTCCCCCTCGACCAGCGCGGCGGATATCGATTCGCCTGATTCCTCTACCACCTTCGCCACGGCCTCTGTCCAATCAACCAGTCTTCCCTTCTCCGAGCGGGCGCGCCGCAGCTCCACCACGCGGGCGCGAAAGTCCTCAAAGATGGTCTCCGCGCCGAGTGGGTTTTCCGCATCGATGGCCAGAAAGAGTTGGAGGAATCGGGAATAACGGCAGAACTTGGGGTCGGAGAGTTCCTTATAGACGGTGTTCTTATGGAGGCCCAGTCGCCCAGCCACACCCTTGGTCAGGTGCCCGTCTTTAATCGCCGTCTCTATTACCTGCAGTGGTTCCAGCATGGTGAGAGGTCAACTCTGCGTAATCGTTGCGCGAACGAGCGTTCCTTCGTAGCTCTTGCCTTGGGAAACTGCGGCCTCTGCCGAATCCAGTTCCTGCTGCAATGTCCTGAGGTTCGTCTCTTCGATTTCGAAGTTTGATTCGCCCGGCAGAATTAGCGAGTTGCCGATGAATTTTGACACCTCAACAACCCACTCGCCGGTGCCTTCGGCCTCAAATGTCAGGGTGTTAAATTCGTTCTCACCCTTCATCTGGATTTTGATTCGCGCCATTTCTCAAATCTCCAATCTCGAATTTCAGATCGATTCGCTTACAAAACTTCTGGTATCCGGGTGGAATCTTCCCGCGCCTTCCCACTATCGCCAGACGCCCGCCCGCGCTTAAAGTGCAGCACGATGAAAGAGTCCTTGCGAAACAAACGCTTAAGCCGCGGCTTCGGCAGCTTCGACTTGATCAAGCCTCTCAATTAGCAGCTTGTAGGCAGCAGTCGCGTTTGCTTTCAACTTTTGCGCGTCTTTGTAACGACGAAAGCGAGCAGCGTCCTCCCCTTCCAACTGGACGTTGATCTGCATCGTTTCGGTCTTAAGGTCTTCCATTATGCGTTACTCCCAATCGGTAGTGATTCAAGAACTCGGTGAAGCGCTTTATACGTCGCCTAAACTCTCTTGTCAAGCTATATTTTCAATGACTCACTACCCATCGGTATTACTACCGATGATAGGTACTTCATTGATTAGAGGTAATAACGGAAATGGACCCGCTCCTATATGAATTCATTAGGGTTTCTCGCCTCCGTTCTACTCCCAAACGAAGGACACGAACTGATGGAAGGTTTTGGCTCGCTGGCGGAGTACGCCAGCAGAGTGAGACATGACAAGGGGCTGTCGCTCATGGATGTTGAGCGGGCAAGCGCTCGCCACGGTGAAAAAATCGCTGGCAGCTACGTTTCGCGAATCGAAAACGGCCTCAGCCTCAATCCGAGCAAGGATAAGTTGATTGCATTAGCGCACGGGCTTGGCGTGCCGGAGGATTTGCTGTTCACGATAGCCCGCGGTAAGGCACCCAGGAACGACACCGAGGCTCGCGAGGTTCAGCTGACGGCCCACTTTCGACAATTGCCGGATGCCTATCAGGAAGATGTTTTGCGATTCGTTAAGTCGTTGCATGGAGCTCACGCGTTGCCCGACCGCGAGGCGAAGAGCATCAAGGGCACGAAGAAACGCTCCGGCTCCCGCGCCGCCTAAGTGAAATATTCATTCCCCGTTTTTGGAGGTTCCCTCAATGGAAACGGTTTTCCTCATTCGTAGTAGCTCAAACCCTGATGAGCCTTACAAACTCCGAGTTTCGAATAGTGACGGCCTCACGCTGAAGCTGCGATGTTTCTGCCCGGCCGGCGTGCAGCAGGCGCTTTGCAAGCATGTCCTCGGCCTGCTCTCCCGAAAGATAGAATTTCTGTACGCTGACCAGGTTGAGTCCCTTGATGAGGTCCTTGCGTTCCTCGATCGCGCCGGCACGCTGAAACGAAGCAGCGAAATGCTGGCCGAAATCGCCACCCTCGAGGCCGAGTTCAAAGTCGTAAAAAAAGAATTTGAGAGGAAGCGAAGCGAACTCAGGGATAGTTTTTGTACAACTCTGCGGGAAGGAGTGACTCATTCGGAATGAGAATCGAAACTCCTAACTACCCGGGTGAAGCGAATCCAACTCCAGCCCTTATCGTCGACGATCGCCTCGGGCTTTCCGATGATCACGTCGAAAACGTCGGTAACGCTAAAGAATTCAGCCGCGCGGCGGGCATGAGCCTCGCCCCGCGCAGACCAGAGCATGAGAGTTTTGCCCTCTGCCTTCCGCTCACGACACCAGGCGATGAGTCTTTCATTCAGAATGCCGTAAGCGGCAAGAGTGCCGTCAACATCTACGGCAATCACATTGCTTCCTTTAAAGGCTTGTCGCTTTCGGATAGGTCTCATCTCAGGCGACCTTACCACGTAGTTTGGGCGCTTTTCCTGCTTGCCCTCTTAACAGCCATTTCCCCTTCTAGTTCGACCGCTCAAAAGAAAGAGGGTGCCAAGCCGCCGCGACCGGAAGTTGCCAAGGCGATTGAGGCCCTTAAGCTCGTGAGGACCGCAAGCAAGTTTAGCGAGAACTACGACGACTATCGGAACCGCGTGATAGACGCGAAGGCTGCCGTCGAAGGGGCCCAGGAAGTTCTCGAAGATCGTTTTCCCGACTTAAAGCTGAAACTTCAACTGACCGAGACAATTCACGACTACATGTACGGCAAATCAGCGTGGCATTTGATGCAGACGGACGGATGGATGGATATAGACAAGGATGAGATCTTTGCCGGCCCAATGTTGAAAAGCTTTCCGTCGATTCCGATTCACGAGTCCCGCGGCAAACGCGTAGTTTACCGCTCTCAAGTGCTGGAGATCATGTGGAAATCCGCAAGCGACAACTTAGATAAAGCCGCGCAGCTAGCGAAAGAGCAGTAACCGATCCTTCCCACTTATGAGAATAGATATTCTCATAAGTGGAGCGCCGGTAAAGAAGGATTGAATATGGGAAAAGACCTCTTAGGCGACATTGAGATTCCGATCAAGTGCCCGAAGTGTGGCAAGGAACTGAAGGAGAAGATTGCTCGGCTTAAAAACAACCCTCGTCTTCGCTGTCCGGGCTGCGGAACCACAATCGCTGTCGACGGAAATGAGCTTCGGAAGGCCACCAAGCCGTTTGACGACCTTGGCAAACTCTTTAAGTAGGGCCGGGTAGCGCTTCTTGAAGCCCCTCAGTTCGATAAGCGCCTCGACGGCAGTCTCCGTTTCGGTCTCAATTATTGCTGTGCAGTTTTCCATGGCCAGGAAGCATAGTCCCCGCCAGAGAGGATGATTTGAAACAGTGGCAGCTAAGAAAGTTAACAGTCGCCGCCCAGGCCGCGATTCGACCAAGCGGCCCGCGCTCATGAAGCGGGACGATTGAGGTTCCGTATGCAACAAACACGGCATTCTATGCGCCGCTCCGCCCCTTTGATGAAACGATTCTCCGTTTTCATGGAACACTGCCCACTGCTCACTGCCCACTGCTCACTGTTTTGTTATGCCTCGAGGTGACCACTCCGGATCGGTAATCATCATTCCTGCGGTCAAAAACGGCCGCCGGGTAATCACGCCTGAGAAAATCTACGTCCGCAAACGCTACAAGGATCCGGCCACTGGAAAGCTGCGCGAAAAGAAGCGATTAGTCCAAAGTCGCACCGAGGCCCGGGAAAAGCACCCTGATCTGCTGGACGAAATTAAGAGCGACAAAACCAAGTTAGTCCAACCCGCCCCGACAGGCATTACTTTCGACCATCTCCTAGCCTACTTCCGAAAGCATTATGCAAAGCCAGCCAAATATCGCGGCGACGTCAAGGTCGAGGGCTACCGGTCAATTAATACCGTCAACTTCAACCTCAAAGTCCTGGAAGAGAATTTCCGCGGCCGGCTGCTGAAGTCCATCACGTATGACCAGCTTCGCGCTTTCAAGGAGCTGCGCCTGCGCACGCCGATAGTCTTCGTTAATAGTCAGAGGGAGCGCCAGGCAGCATCGGTGCACCGGGAGCTGCAGCTTCTTCGCCGGCTGTTCAACGTGGCAGTTCGAAAGAAGTGGATGCCCGAGAATCCGTTTCACCAGGGCGACACTTTAATTAAGACAGCCTCGGAGCCGGCGCGCATGAGGATCCTGACACAGGTGGAAGAGGCACAGCTCCTGGAGCGTTGCATTGGTCCACGCGAGCACCTCGGTCCATACATCATCTTCGCGCTCGAGACAGCGATGCGGGAGAACGAACAACTTGAGACGAAGTGCTCAGACGTTGACCTGGATGCCGGCGTCATCGGGGTGCGGAGAATGGGAGACAACCCGAAGCGAGGCTTCGATCGCCTGGTGCCGATATCGGATCGGCTCCGGCCGGTGCTGGAGAAGTTGATTGCAGATGCCGGCGGCGGCAAGGCGCCACTCTTTAAATTCCGGGAGCTGAAGCGATCGTTTCACACCGCGCTGCGTCTCGCCGGCATTGAAGGATTTCGCTGGCACGACTTGCGGCACACAGCGATCACCTGGATGGTGGCGGCCACTGACAACCCGGCCACGGTAATGAAGATCAGCGGGCACACCCAGTGGCGCACGTTTCTCCGTTACGTGAACATCAACGCCGAACTGGTGCGGGGAGTGGCAGCGCAGATGAATGCGCGCCGGGCGGAAACTGCCAACGTCATCACATTTCCCGCTTCAAAGGGGCAGGAAGAGGGGCATGGCAAAAAGCCCCCAGTTCCCGTTAAGCCTCGCTCAGCGCGAAAACGTCAGTAAATACACTAGAAAAATGGTGCCCCCGGCGCGATTCCAACGCGCGACCTCTCGCTTAGGAGGCGAGCGCTCTATGCAACTGAGCTACGGGAGCAGGTTGGTGAATGGTAAATGGTAATTGGTGAATGGTAAAGCGAGGTCAGTTCTAACAAGTAAACTGTCAGCTCTACAAATCGAACCGCCAGCTTTGCAAGTCAGACCAGCAGCTTTACAAGTCAGACCACCAGCTTTACAAATCAGACCGCCAGCTTTACAAGTCAGACCCTCAGCTTTACAAGTCAGACCCTCAGCTTTACAAGTCAGACCCTCAGCTTTACAAGTCAGACCCTCAGCTTTGCAAGTCAGACCCTCAGGTTTACCAGCCAGACCGCCAGCTCTGCGAAACCTCAGCGGGCTCTGCGTTTCCGCGGTTAATATTACCTGGATTACCAGTCACCGCAGAGGCGCCGAGACGCAGAGATAACCAGAGAAAAATTTGGGGTTGAGAACGCCCTAATTCCCTGCCCTCGCGGTCGTTTTCGCAAGTGGTTGAAAATCAAACACCAGGTTAGCAAACGCCTTGATGCCTGCGTCCAGACGGCTGTCGTCAATATAAAAGTCCGGCGTGTGATGCGGCGCGGCGTCTTTCCGGTTTTTTCCCTTCGGCATGCCCCCCACGTTGAAGAAAAATGCCGGAGCTTTCGCGCGATAAAAAGCAAAATCCTCCGCGCCCGTTACCCAATTAGACTCTGACAAATTTTCTTTCCCAACTGCCTTCTCAAGCGACGCTAGCGAAGCCTGAACCAACGCGGGTGTGTTGTAGGTAACCGGAGTCTTCACGTCGATCGTTACCTCCGCCGTCGCGCCCACGCTCTCGGCAATTTTCTGCGCCGTGAGTTTTATCTTTTCGTGAACTTCCTTCTGCATCTGCTCGTCGAGCGTGCGAATCGTTCCCGCCATGATCATTTCTTCAGGAATGATATTTTCGCGCACGCCACCGTTGATTCGTCCAATTGTGATAACTACCGGCGCCTTCGTCAGTTCTGATTGACGCGAGACGATCATCTGTAGGCCAGTGATGATTTGGCTGGCAACCGCAATTGGATCAACTCCGGTCCAGGGGGTGGAGCCATGCGTCTGTTTGCCCTTCACTTTTATGGTGAACCAATCAGACGCCGCCATAAACGATCCCGACCGGTACCTAATCTTTCCAATTTCCGTGAGCGCATCAATGTGGATTCCGAAAATCGCATCAATCTTCGGATTATCCATGACGCCTTCTTTCACCATCAGCGGCGCGCCTCCCTCCTCACCAGTGGGCGGGCCTTCCTCGGCAGGTTGAAAAATAAAAACCACCGTGCCCGGGACTTTGTCCTTCATCTTTGAGAGCACGGTTGCCGTTCCCAAAAGCATCGCCACATGTGAATCATGTCCGCATGCATGCATAACCCCCACCGGCTGTCCGTTGTATTCAGATTTTTCTTTTGAGGCAAAAGGAATATTCACGCGCTCGGTGACCGGCAGGCCGTCCATGTCGGCGCGCAGACCAATCGTCGCGCCGGGCTGGCCGCCCTTCAGTATTCCGACCACGCCTGTCTTCGCGATCTTTGTGCGAACTTCCAATCCGAGCCCGCGCAGATACTTTTCCACAAACTCAGCTGTTTTGAACTCGCGGTTGCTGAGCTCAGGAAACTGGTGCAGGTGGCGTCGCCATTCGATAACCTGCGCCAACACTTTCTCCGTCTCGGCGTTGATCGCCGCACTCATGTCCGCCGCAAAACTCTGATTCACTATCAGCGAAACAACAAACAACACCGAAATCAGTTTTTTCAT